GCCGACGCAATTGCCGATGGCCGTATGAAGCGCCGTAGAGGTCGCGTAGTCGGCTTCTAGAAGGAGGTTTCATATGCCTGATGGCATCTTCTCTCCCCCGAGCACCCCACAGATGTGGGTGGACTACCTTAACGGAAAGATCCTCGCGGCGAGGAGCAGTTACCGAACATACAGCGAGTACTACGACGGTAAGCATCAGAAGATGGTGTTTGCCCAGGCCAGGCACAAGAGACAGTTTGCCGAGCTGTTTGAGCACTGGTGTGACAACTTCTCTGGGTTGATCGTGGACTCCGTGAACGAGCGTCTGGCCATTGATGGCTTCCGTATGACGGATGAGCCTGATGCGGACAAGGATGCTCGGGACATATGGCAGCGAAACTTCATGGACAGTGAGTCGAATGCTGCCCATCTTGATGCTCTTGTGAACGGCTTGTCGTTCGCTGTTGTATGGGCTGACAGGGATGGCCGTCCGACCATTACGGTGGAGTCGGCGGAGCACGTGGTCGTGCAGTACTATCCGGGCTCCCGCCGAGACATTGAGGCCGCAGCAAAGTTTTACACAGATGACTGGGGCCGTGAGTGGGTGACTCTTTGGCTACCGGATGCGGTCTACCGCTTCATTCGAGGTGAGGCCGGCTGGCAGGAGAACAAGTGGGAGAGAAACCCACTTGGTGAGGTTCCAGTGGTTCCTATCAACAACAGGTTCCGCGTGGCCGGCGATCCCATCTCGGATCTCAGCGTTGTGATCCCGATCCAGGACGCGATCAACAAGATCGTCTCTGATGCCCTTCTGGCATCGGAGTATGCGGCATGGCCGCAGCGGTATGTGACGGGTCTGGAGATCCAGGAGGACGAGAACGGTAATCCGGTCGAGCCCTTCAAGATTGCCGTTGACAAGCTCCTTCAGGCCGAGGACCCCAACGCGAGGTTCGGTCAGTTCGAAGCCGCGGACCTCGGAAACTACGTGAAGCTCGTCGAGATGCTGGTGCAGCACATGGCCAGTATCTCGCGGATCCCCTTCCACTATTTCCTTCTGAATGGTGGAACGGCTCCTTCTGGTGAGGCGATCACCTCCGCTGAGGCAGGGCTTATCTCCAAAGTCCGGGAGCGGATGCTTCATTTCGGTGAGGCATGGGAGCGCGTAATGCGCCTGTGCTTCAAGGTGATGAAGGATCCTCGGGCCGAGGCTTTTGGTGCTGAGGTCATCTGGCGTGACCCTGAGAATCGTACTGAGGCCCAGCACATTGATGCGCTTCTCAAGCTGAAGTTGATAGGCGTCCCAATTGACCAGCTGCTCAGTGATGCCGGATACACACCCCAGCAGATCGAGCGCTTCAAGAAGATGCGGGAAGAAGACGCTAAGGCCGCAATGGAGTTGGCTCAGAAGTACCCGAACCCTGCAATGCAGGCTCAGCAAGAGCCCGGTGCAGACAAGGGTCAGAATCCCGAGAAGGAGGCCAAGAAGCCTCCGCAAGGTAACTCTGGCAATCAGGCCAGGAAGGCGGGCACATAAGCCCGTCCGTTTCAGTCGCCCTCAGCCGAAATGGCTTGGGGGGCCTTTTTCATATCCCAACCGAAATGGATGGATGAATCATGAGCGAATCTACGAACGAGCCCACCACGACTCCCCTGGCTGGTGATGGTCAGCAGCAGACGACTACTCCGCCTGCGCAGCCGACCCTCGAAGACCTTCAGAGGGAAGTCGAGAAGTGGAAGCACCTCAGCCGTCAGAACGAGAGGAACTACAACGAGGCTCGCACTGAGCTGGCGAAGCTGAGGGAAGCCTCCATGACGGAGGCCGAGAAGGCCCTTGAGCAGGCCAAGGAGCAGGCCCGTAGCGCGGCTCTTGCTGAGGTCGGCACTCGTCTTGTTGAGTCCGAGCTTCGAGCTGCGGCTGTCACCGCTGGTGTTCAGCTCCCGCCTTTCGAGTTCATCAACACGGCTCCTCTCGTCGGTTCTGATGGTCTGCCGAACTCCGAGCAGATCAAGGCGTTCGTGGAATCACTCCCCAAGCCCGCCACTGGTCCTGAGTATTCCCAGGATCTTGGCCTTGGACGCCAGGGCTCTGCCCTTGCAGGGCAGCTCCGGCGTGCTGATCTCGCCAACATGACTCCCGCTGAAATTGTTAAGGCCAGAAATGAGGGCCGTCTTGATGCACTTATGCGGGGGGAAATCTGACTCCCATTGTGAGGTAACCTATGTCTTTTCAGACCCAGGCTGGCAATAACACTGGTGCCGGTGTTCTTCAGACTACTTCTGGTCAATTCATTCCCGAGATTTGGACCGCACAGCTCCTCCAGGATCTTGAGGAGAACCTGGTTCTCTCTTCGGCTACGGTGACGAGCCGTCAGTACGAGGGTGAGTTCCGGCGTGAGGGAGACGTCGTTCGCATCCCGCACTTCGTGGACACCGTCCAGGATGGCGGTCTGGTGAAGGCGTACGAGGCCATCGGCGACGCCGACCACGCTCAGCTTGAGTACATCAAGATGACCGTTGGTAAGGGCTCCAGCTTCCACATCGAGGTGGACGGCCTGCACCAGCTCCAGACCAAGGCCGGCATCGACCTGATGAGCAACCTGGTTCGTCAGCGTGCTCGGGCTACGGCTCTGGCGATTGACGAGCTGGTGGCTCTGACTCTGCTTGCCGCGATGTCTGGTAAGGACCTGAATGGTGCCGAGGACCGCAATGCAAGTGTCTCTGGCCTGCCGGCTCTGCATGGCACGATCGACGCGGTGACCGCCGCTGACATCGACCCGGGTGCTACCCGTGAGGTCAGCGTTTACGACTACATCGTTTCCATGATGGAGAACCTGGACATCAAGTCCGCTCCACAGGACCGCTTTTTGTTCATCTCGCCGAGAATGCGTTCGGCTCTGCTGCGTGACCCGAACTTCGTCGACGCTTCCAAGTGGGGTGGCGGTGCGGTCATGCCGACCGGTGCTATCGGCACCATCCTGGGCGTTCCGGTCATGGTGTCCAACTCCCTCGGCTCCCACACCCGCCCGGACAACAAGCTCATCAAGAAGGGCAACCAGAAGTTCTCGACGGTTGACCTGTTCATGGGCTCGACCAACGCAGTTTCCGTCGTCATCCCGTTCGCGGAGATGAAGGCGTACGAGCCGGAAGCGAAGTTCACCCAGGCCGTCAAGTCTCGTGTGGTCTACGACGCCAAGGTGATCCGTCCGGAACAGCTCGTTGTCGCTACCGGTGTGGAGGCTGACATCGCCAACCACATCACCCCCGCCGGCTGATTCCAGTCGTACACGGACCCCAAGACGGGAGGTAGCTAGTGGCATTTGTCACGGTTGATGAGGTGGCCACCCGTCTTGGGTGGCCGCTGACGTCTGACGAGCAGGCTCGGGTCCAGGCATTCATCGATGACTGCACGGTCCTTATTGAGGACTACTGCGGGATCGACTTCACCCAGCACATCGGGGAGACGTTTGATCTCCCCGCTACGTGCAGCACCAAGCTCTCCATCCCACGGAGATACCGTCACAACCTGGTTGTTGAATCAGTTGCCTTCGAGGACGGTACTGCTCTCACTGACTGGGAGCTTCACGACCACTTTCTCTGGCGGGACTGTGGCTGGTCCGATGGCCAAACCGTGAGTGTGACTGGCTCGTGGGGTTATTCAACCCCGCCGGCCATCCTCACGGTCGTCTGTGCTGCCGAGGTCATGCGGTGGGTAGCGCAGACGCCCGGACTTGATTGGGAGAGGACTGGGGAGCGTGAGGTGCATTTCGCTGTGTCCTCCAGTCCCCAGACCCTCTCCGAGTATGCCAAGCATGCCCTTCGTCGGCTCCGGCCATCGGTAGGAGTGATGTCCCTGACGAGAGAGGGGTGTGCATGAGTCAGTGGGACGAGACGATCGAGGTCTATTCGGCCACTGAAACCGATGGTGTGTATGCCCGATGGGACTGGGATCACCCGTCCCTGGTTTTGTCCAGTCGTGCCAGTGTCCAGCCCGAGCAGGCGTTTGAGTCCCGCTCTCCGGAGCGGGACCTTTCCCAGGAGCGCCTGCACGTTTACATGCCGTACACGGAGCTGGTGGACGACACGCACCGGGTCAAGTGGCGCGGCATTTGGTACGAGATCGACGGACCTCCTGACCTTTGGCCCTACGGCTCTACCCGGCACACCCACCTGGTTATTTGGAGGGCGAAGAACGGATGAGCGAGGGACAGTTCAAGCTGACGATGGTCAGAGGTTGGGAATACAAGCTGTTCCAGACGCTGGAGGCCGGCGCCTTGGTTGCCGAGGTTACTGGGGAGCTTCGTGATGGGGCTATCCGTGATGCGCCTCGGCGGAAGTCTCCCAAGTCCGGATGGAACATGATCAAAAAGAATGTTTCAGCGTACGTGGAGAGGGATGCTAAGGGCTACTACGGAAACGTGGTGCTCGAACTCAATGAAAAAGTGCGTCACGCACTCCTTCAGGAGTTCGGGTGGACGGATCGTGGTGGCCGGCGGCATCCCGGCAGGAAGTACCTGAAGGACGTTCTTCTGAAGGCGAGGATGGATGACTGATCCGGTTGCCGCCGTCGTCACGTATCTCCGCGGCCTTTCCGATCTATCGTCAGTTCACGTCACCGGAGACATGAACACCCGAGAAGTGGGTGAGACCACAATCTACTTGGAGCCCACTGGCGGTTTCCGTGTACTTCGGGACTGCGAGGACCGCATCGACATTGCGTACGAGGTTTATGCCGCGGCGCGCGATGCTGCAGTTCAGCTCGCCTTCGATTTGCGCGAGTTGCTGTTCCGTCTCCGGACCGTGGAGGTGGGAGGCCTCTACTTCTTGGACTGCTACGAGCTGAGCATGCCGGACTACGAGCCCGATCCGGCTTCGCGTGAGCACGTGTACAGCGGAGAGGTCTCCTTCTACTACACGGCAGCGTAGTCACATCACACGACCGACGGCCCCACTGACGGGGGGCCTTTCTCTTTGTCCTAGGAGCACCTATGCCCAATGCAGATATGATCAGGTTTGCGCCGGACGGGATGCTGTACATTGCTCCCGCTGGCGGCAGCCTGACTCTTCCCACTGACGTGGGAGATGGCTCTACCCCGCCCGCGGGCTACAAGGCGGTCGGCTACGTCACTGAGGATGGCGTGACCATTACCCCGACCATTCAGACGACTCCGCTCTCGGCATGGCAGTCCGCGGTTCCTGTGCTGTATCACGTCGACTCCGCCACTTTTCAGATCCAGGCCACTCTCCTGGAGGCGTCGAAGCTGGTCACGGAGAACTTCTTCGGAGCGTCGTGGGTGGCTGTGAACGACGAGGAGGGCAGCCAGACTGGCCAGTACCGTCTTGACCTGTCGAGTGTGCCCGAGCTGAACGAGCTTTCTCTGGTCGTGGACTGGAGCTATAAGGGCAACCTGTGGCGTGCGGTGATTGGCCGCGCCATGGTGTCCGAGCGGGGGGCTATCACCCTTCAGCGTACCCAGGCCCAGACGTTCCAGCTTACTTTCGACGCCATGGACCTTGGTGGCTCCCTTGGCTACATCCTGACCAACGAGGACATGAGCGGTTCCTGATTTAGAGGCCTTGCCGGGGGGCCTTAAACCCCGGCTTCTCTCACCCACTTCCCCAGGAGATGTGCCATGACTGCTACCCGTAAGACTGCCAAGCCGGCTGCTGCTGAAGCTTCGAAGACTGCCTCCTTCGAGTACAAGGGACACACCTTCACGGTCCCGACCGATCGGCTGGATGTTCCCATGGAAGTCGTGTTTGCGGAGACCGAGTACGAGATTGTGGAGATTCTGGTGGGTCCGGACCAGTGGACTGAGTTCCGTGCCACCCGTCCCACGATCCGTGACTTCCAGACTTTTGCTGAGCTGGTGTTCAAGACCGCCGGCTTCGAGGACGATGACGCGGGAAACTGATCCTCACCGTCCGCTGCTTTCAGGAGCACCGGGACGAGCTGGAAGCAGACCTCATGGAGTTCTTCAGCTTGGACCTCGGCGACTTCCTGCGCGGGCGGTACCCGTTCCACAAGCTCTTCGTGTGCGTCAAGTCACTGCTGAGGAAGCCCGGCAGGTCGACTCTCCTCATGGCCCTGGATGAGACTGCCGTGTGGAGTCAGGAAACTTACATTCTGGCTCGTCTCTCGGACGCTCTGGAGCTGAGCAACTACCTCTTCCTCAAGGCCAATTCTTCATCGTCGGCGGACATTCCGGTGCCGGAGCCCCTGGAGCGTCCCGGTCAGCTGAAGGCAGCCCAGCAGGAGAAGGTGTTTGCCAGTGGCCAGGAACTGGCCGAGTTTTTCAACAGGATGAGCAGCCTATAGGAGGTCCCTATGGCGTCTACTGGGTCGGGCAGGGGGCCTATCAAGGTCGGATCCGGCTACATTGACGTGTTTCCCAAGCTGAATCAGAAGGCTCTGCAGGAGACGAAGGCGCAGCTTGAGAAGCAAATGGCTCAGGCTGGCACGTCCGCAGGCAAGGCTTTCTCCAAGGGTCTCACCACTGAGCTTGCGGGGGTGCCCAAGAAGGCTGCTGAGGTCTCCCGCAAGGCACAGAAGGAGATTGAGAAGTCTGCTCTGGACTCGAAGAAGGTCCTGAAGGCGATCGAGCAGGAGATCACCAAGGATTACGGTGCGGAGGCGGGCAAGAGGTTCCGGGAGGCTGCGGAGCTGGAGCAGCGCAAGCAGAAGCTCCTTGACCAGACGTCGGCTGCGACTCGCCGAGCCCTTCAGGCCACACTCCGGGAGGAGCAGCAGGCTGCCCGCAACGCTGCTCGTGCGTGGGAGACCGCGGAGCGCGAGCGTATTCGACTCATTCAGGAGCGTGAGCGGGAGGCTGAGCGGGCTGCGCGTGAGCAGGCTGCGGCGGAGCGCCGGGCTCAGCAGCAGATGCGTGATGACATCCGGCGGACTCTCACGGAGGCGAGGGCTGCGCGGCTTCAGGATCTCCAGCACCAGCTTGATGCCCAGAGGGATCAGGCCGCGGCTCTGAGGAATTCACTGCGTGACTATCGCCGGCAGATGGACGACCACGTCAGTGCTGTAGGCCGCGGTCTGACTAGCATTCAGACTGCATGGCGTCGGCAGGGCGAGTCCATCGAGAAGCTGGGTACGAACATCACAGAGACTGGCCGACTGATCACCATGCATCTGCTTGGTCCGCTCGGTGCTGTGTCGTCTCTCTTGACCACCATCGGTGTGCAGTCCGCGGACATGCGCATCCTGGGCCAGCTTGGGCTTAGCGCTGCTGGTGTCTCCAAGTCGACCTCTGCTGCCGAGATGCGGCGCATCCAGCAGTACGCCATTGCTACGCCGTACAGCATCGACACGATGCACGAATACCAGATGAAGCTGATCCGCTCCATCGCTGGTAACGACAAGCAGTGGTACAACGACAAGACTAAGACTGCGGCTGCCAACCGCGCTGCTGCTAAAGCCTCGGACATCATTATGGCCGTGGGCGACACCATGGCTCGGGCAGGCAACTTGGATGAGTCCATGTTCGAGCGTGCCATGTATGCGGTCGACCGCATCATGGACATGGACAAGGCCCCCACCCGGAACATCAACCAGCTTGTCCAGGCAACGGGTATTCCAGCTGGCGAGCTGGCCCAGATGTTTGGTTTCTCGTCCGCTGGTGCCTTCTGGAAGCAAGTGGGTACTCCTGTCGCAAAGGGCGGCGGTATCTCCGGCCAGGACATGATCAACAACCTGTTGCGGTTCTGGGATCCGAACTATTTCGTCATGGACCCGAAGACGGGGAAGCCGAAGATTGATCCCAAAACTGGCCAGCCCATCGTGAATACGGGGAGCCACAGCACGGCCGGCGGGTCTATTGGCTACGGCGAGAGGATGACCGCGGCCACCATCTCCGGCCGGATTCAGCAGATCAAGGAGCAGGCTCAGTACACTCTTGGCTCCCTGTTCGCCAGGGAGAATCCCAAGACGCACGAGTATGAGTACACGGCCCTTGGCGAAGCCATCATGGGCAAGAGAGTGCCCGTCTATACGAGGGATGAGAAAGGTGAGCTGACTGAGACGGGAAGGTACACCTATGAGGGTGGCCTGCTTCAGAAGGTGCAGCAGCTCGGGTCTGGTCAGAGGGACAACATCGTCGGCCTCTTGAAGACGGCCTTTGATGCGCTGAACACCTTCGTCGACCAGATCCAGGCGATCTCGGACTTCATCGAGGAACACCCTGAGATCAAGAAGGCTTTCGCCTCCATCATCAAGATGGGTGCCACCATCATGCCATGGGTTCTGGCCATCGGTGTATCCACCAAGGTGATCGGCAAGCTCAACAAGATGCTGTCATCGGCTCTGACGCCTCTTGGTGCTGTTTTCAAGGGGATCCGCGGGGGTATTCGTGGTCTGCGTCAGGTGGGGGCCGGCGTCCAGTCTGCCCGCGCCGGTGACGGCTTCCTTCAGGGGTACCGCAGCCGGCGCACCGAACTCCGTGGTGGGGATGTTCGTGGTCCGGTTGCTCGTGTCCGGGACAGAATCACCGGCCAGGACTCAGGCCGGGGCCAGCTCACTCGGCAGATCCGTGAGACCGAGGATGCTATCCGGGACACTGAGGCGCGAATCACTGATCTTCAGCGTCAGATCCGTGAGGTCAGCCGGACGTCTATTCGTAGTCTGGTGGACCAGTTCGCCGGCTCTTCGGCCTCTGGTAGTGGCAGCCTTCAGTATGCTGCGCAGGGTGCGGCTCGGTCCGTCGACGACATTAGGGACCAGCTTCAGCAGCTCGACCGCCAGAGCCTCGGGTCAGTGAGTCGGGAGGTTTCCTCTCTCAAGGAGAAGATTGACGATCTCACGAAGGAGATCAGGGCTTCCAAGGAAGCTATCGGCGACCTGGACGGTAAGAAACTCACTGCGCTCAAGGTCCAGGTCGACTCTGCTCATGGCACTGTCATCGATCTCAAGAACAAGATCGATGACACCTCTCACTCGGTGAACTCCCTGAACTCCAGGAAGCTGTCCAACCTTCAGGCACAGGCCGCGGACACCACGAATGCTGTCGGCAAGCTGATAGCGAAGATCCGGGATGCTATCAGTCGTGTCAATGACCTCAATGGGCGGAAGCTGTCGGCTGTCCGTGGCGAGTTCCACGGGTCGAAGGCAAGCCTGTACAACGCGGTAAACGACGTGTACAAGCTAGTCGGCACGGCGAAGTCCGGGCTGACCGGACGGATCACGACCCTGAATGGTCGCAGTCTCGCGAGCATCATCAAGCGGGTCAAAGATCTTGGTGCTGCCCTGGACACTTCAGGGAAGCACGCCAAGACCCTGAATGACCGCCTGAACGACATCGCCAATCACGCTATCGGCAAGAGCAGTGGGGGCTCGTCCAGCGGCTCGAAGAAAACCCGCAAGGCATCCGGCGGTGTTTTGCCCGGCTACACGCCGGGGCGGGACGTGCACACCTTCATCAGCCCTACTGCGGGAGAGCTGCACCTCTCCGGTGGTGAGGCTGTGATGCGGCCTGAGTGGACTGCCGCGGTGGGACCCGAATTCGTTACCCGCATGAACTCGATTGCCCGGACGAAAGGTGTTCCGGGTGTCCGCCGGGCCATGAGGCTTGCCCGTGGCGGAATCATCGATGAGTGGGGGCTCGGATCCCTGATCGACATGGCGCGGACCTTCGACATTTCTCGGGATGTTCTTGGTGCGTCCGCGACCATGGTGATGGACAGTGGGTCCCGGACCCTTGGTGGTGACGTGCACACGGGTGTGGTCGGCGCTGGCACGGACGGGTCTCATTTCATCGGATCGGACATCGCCGGCCGCTTCGAGGGGATCTACAATTTCATCTCTCGGGACACGTGGAACTTCCTGAAGAAGGCTCCTGTGCCTGACGGTGTGTCTCAGGTGCTCGGTGCTGTGGTGGGTGCCATATCTCCCATCGCCGGCGACTATTTCTGGGATGACGTGTGGAAGGGTCACGGGAACATCCTGGAGCGAGGTGGACGCTTCCTCAGTGACCTGATCTCCGCGAAGACGGCGAAGCAGGTGATCGGCAACCTGCTCGGGGGTCTCTGGGACTCGGTGAAGAGTCTCTGGAATGGGGGAAAGGCCCTCCTGACTGACCCGATAGGCACCGTGAAGGACGCCTTGAGCGGTGTGTGGGATCTAATGTCGGCCGAGTATGACGGCCTGATCGACATGGTGAAGTCACTGGGCCAGATTTGGGCCAGTCCCAAGGACTATGCCAAGCAGGTCATCTCCGACATCTACTCCACAGCCAAGGAGGCTCTCCCTAACCTGGATGGCCTTTTTGATTTCAGCGGGGACCATCTCTCGGTGAAACAGCCGGATATCGACGCCGTGCTTGCTGCCCAGTTCAGCACTCCAGGTCTTGGGAGTGCTGTGACGAGGTGGACTCCTCAGGTCAAGATGGCTCTCGCACAGCTTGGCCTGTCTCAGGAGTATGTGCCTTTGGTTCTCCACCGTATTCAGGTCGAGTCCGGGGGTAATCCGAACGCCATCAACCTGTGGGACATCAACGCGAAGCTGGGCCACCCGTCTCAGGGTCTCATGCAGACAATCCCGTCGACGTTCAACGCGTACGCGGGACCGTACAAGCCTCTTGGCATTCTCAACCCACTTGCCAATATCTACGCCGGCTTGAATTACGCGGTTCACCGGTATGGGAGTGGGTGGACCAAGGCCTTGTCCGGGATCAGAGGCTATGCGACGGGCACTCTTTCGGCTTCTCCGGGGCTTGCTCTGGTGGGTGAGAGAGGTCCGGAGTTGGTCGCTTTTCGCGGCGGTGAGCGGGTGTACTCAAACCGGGAGACCGAAACCCTTGTGGGCAACGGACGGGTGGTCAACCTGACCATCAAT